AAGTATTATGCTCACGTAGAGGATGACATCGAACTTTACCCCTCACCTGATGACACCTACACGCTAGGCATTCTCTACTATCAGAAAATCCCTGCATTGAGCGACAGCAACACAACCAACTGGTTGCTAACCAATCATCCAGATGTGTATTTTTACGGGGCATTGCTCCACTCAGCACCATACTTGCAAGAAGATGCACGCATTACCGTATGGGCGCAATTATATTCCGCAGCAGTAGCTAACCTGAATGCAGAGAGCGATAGGGCGAAAATGTCAGGCTCAGGCTTGAAGCTGAAGATTCGCGGATTAGGTTAATTAGGAGCAAACCATGGCTGATGCAACCACCACCACTTATTCTCTGACAAAGCCCGAAGTTGGTGCCTCAACAGACACCTGGGGCGCGAAATTAAACACCAATCTTGACAGTATTGACGACCTTCTGGATGGCACAACAGTAGTCACCGGAATCAAAATGGATGACACCTTGTCCCTTGTGGATAATGCGGACAACACCAAGGTCTTACAGATTCAGCTTTCAGGGATTACCACGGGCACGACACGCACTCTGACGATTCCAGATGCGAGCGACACGGTTGCGCTTCTCGCTGCAACGCAGACATTTACAAACAAGACGCTCACCAGCCCCGTACTGACTACGCCACAGATTAACGACACAACGGCTGACCATCAGTATGTTGTTGCCGTTAGTGAGCTTACAGCGGACAGAACGATCACTCTCCCGCTACTTACGGGCGATGATGAGGTGGTATTCAAAGACCACACGCAAACCCTCGCTAATAAAACACTAACTACACCAGTGCTCACCAATGCCACAGGTTCATTGAATGGAGCAACTGGATCACTAGGGGCGGTCACGCTCGCAGGCGAGGTAACAGGAGGTGATCAAACTATCTCTGCAATCAACCTGAAAGATTACGGAGAGATAACCAATGCGCTCGGTGATTTGGGCGGTGGTACTGATGATATTGACCTTACTCTCGGTAATGTCGTTACGGCGACTGTCTCCACAGCCACGCAGACGTTCACCTTTTCTAATCCGACAGCCTCGGATGAAGGGTGTGGCTTTACCCTGATTTTGACCAATGGTGGAAGTCAGACAGTGAACTGGCCTGCCTCTGTCGATTGGGCTGGTGGTACTGCTCCCACTCTTACGGCAGCGGGTGTTGATCTACTTGAATTCCTGACTGTTGACGGTGGCACGACATGGCATGGCGCTGCGTCATCACTGGATAGCAAATGAGTCTGCATCGTAAATTACGGAGAATGGCTGCTGGGAGCAGCGTTCCTTTGGAGGTCGCATATACAGGGGGGGCAGTTGCTGGTGGCACATCTTCCCCTATTACATACGCATCAATCCCATTTGGAGATGCAAGCCCAACAAGGCGACTGGCTGCCATAATAATGACGCATGATGCGGGTGAGAGGCTACCAACAGCGGTCACTATTGGGGGTATTTCTGCCTCTGAGGCTGTTTCCGCTAGTGATGCAAGTTACGACTGCTTGGCTATGTGGATTGCTGATGTTCCTACGGGCACTAGTGGGGATATTGTTGCCACTTATTCTGGAGCCGTGTCAAATAGCCATGCATTCATTGTCCGACTAGATGGTGGGATAGGTGGTACTTACTCCACCTCAACAGCTCCGGGTAACTCGCCACATGATCTTAGCTTAAATATACCGAGTGGAGACTCCGCTTTGATTGTTGGTTCAATAGCAAACGACTATCCGACCATTACCATGACTACAGGTGCAACAGAGGATTTCAATGGGCTTCTAAGTGGAATTTCCAGCATTGAGGGCATGGTAGCTACTGAACTGCTCTCATCCGCAGAAACCCCAAGAACAGTAACCGTAACAATAACTGGAAGCGTTTATGAAGCAAGTTGCGCCGCATGTTTTCAATAGGAGAGAATAAATGTTAATCAAAGTAACCAACGGAATACCGGAAGAATACAGTATTCGGCAACTACGGCTGGATAATCCTTCAGTATCATTCAAGCGTGACATTACTCCTGCAGAGCTTGCGGACTATGACGTGTATGAGGTGGAAATAGTTAAGCCTGTTTATGACCCGAATATAGAGACGCTGGAAACTCCTATTATTTCACAAGTTTCAGGTGTGTGGAAGCAGATGACCCCTGTTAGAAATCTGACTCCACAGGAATTGGCAGAGAAGCAAGCCAACGATGGCCGGCGCTATATTCGCAATGGTGTGGAGTTAATTGGCAAACTACAGGTGCAACTGATTAACAATCTCATCGCCAATGGCGTGATTGACCCTGCAGCATTCTCACCGAATGCCCGCAAAGATTACCAGAAGCTGAAGGCGGCTGTTGACAGGATTGCTGACTAACATGCCGTTAATTCCCCTAGCAATTCCTCCAGGCTTATACCGTAACGGTACAGAGTTCGAGCAATCGAACCGCTGGAGAGATGGAAACCTTATCCGCTGGGTAGAAGGTTCTTTACGCCCTGTAGGTGGGTGGGAGACTAGAGTCACTACCGCATCAACTTACGCCCCAAGGGGCTTGATCGCATGGATGGATAACTCAGGCAACGGTAATATTGCGCTTGGTGACTATGAAAAACTCTACTATGTCAGTGAAACCGGAACTGTCACAGACATCACACCGGTCAGTTTTACCACAGGAACCGAAGATGCTGCAATCAACACAGGCTATGGTGGCGGCGCTTACGGAACGGGTGATTATGGCATTGAGCGTGAGGGGTCAGGAATTTACGGTGAATGCACCACATGGACACTGGACACATGGGGCGAATACCTTGTGGCCTGCTCTGTTGATGACGGCAAATTGTATGAATGGCAGTTAAACATCGCCAACCCTGCAGCGGCGATCACTAACGCACCGACAGGATGCGCGGGATTGGTTGTCACAGATGAGCGCTTTATCTTGGCACTCGCTCCTAGCGGGAATACGCGCAAGATTGCATGGTGTGACAGAGAGGCCAATACAGTCTGGACAGCGGCGGATACCAATGAAGCTGGTGATTACGAACTGCAAACGCAGGGCTCTATCCAGTGTGGCATTAAAGTCAGGGGTAGAACACTGATTCTTACCACGCAAGACGCACACACAGCCACGTATCAAGGCCCGCCTTATGTCTACGGTTTTGAGCGTGTCGGCGCCTCTTGTGGTGTGATTTCACGCCATGCTGCTGTCAGTGTGGATGAGGGTGCTTTCTGGATGGGCGAGAAGGGCTTTTTTGTCTTTGATGGCTCCACAGCGAAAGAAATGGCATGTGATGTGCTGGATTATGTATTTGGTGATATAAACAAAGACCAGAAGTCGAAGATTTACGGGTATGACAATTCCAAGCACTCTGAAGTTTGGTGGTTTTACCCATCGAGCGGAACATTGGAGAATGATCGGTATGTCTCCTATGACTACAAAGACGGTCACTGGTCGTTCGGCTCCATCAGCCGCACATCAGCGATCAACTCCGGTGTGTTCCAGAATCCTCTCGCAACTGATTCAGCAGGAAACATCTACAACCATGAGAAAAACTACTCTTACGGCGGCACTGACCCTTATGTTGAGTCCGGCCCCATCTCTTTGGGTAATGGCGACCAGGTAATGAAGGTGACTGATTTAATCCCTGATGAGGGGACACAGGGCGAGTGCTCTGTGATCTTCAAAACCCGCTTTTACCCCAACGGAACAGAATACAGTTATGGCTCTTATCCTCTCACGAACCCAACTTCTGTGCGGTTTACAGGCAGGCAGATAAGAATGCGCGTCACTGGTACGGAAACGAATAATTGGCGCTTTGGGATCCCAAGGATTAAAGCAGTTCCAGGTGGTGGTCGATGAGAGGAATGCCCCCACCAACAGGGAAAGACTGGAGGCAATGGGCAGAGCGCCTGCAAGACTGGTTCGGGCGAGCAGCAGACAAACTCACATTCAAGCGTGGTGACGAAACTCCTTCCGATAACGGAATTCTGATGTGGGACAGGGAGACAGATCACGCTGTAGTCTCCCTCGATGGCGTATTTAAGCCACTATCCTATGGCTATAACTATTACGGGGCATTTCTTGATACGACAGACCAGACAGCGGCAGCGATTAACACAGCGTATGCAATTACGTGGAATACAACAGCGTCATCGAACGGAATATCAATTGGCACGCCAACGTCAAGAATCGTATTCAGTCAAGCAGGACGGTTCCTTATCCATTTCACTGTGCAGCTTTCCAGTGCGTCATCCAGTGCAAAAAACGTCTATTTCTGGCCTAAAGTGAATGGGACAGACGTGCCCGGCTCCACAATCAAGTACACGATAGACATTAACAACGGTACGCGCGTTATCTCCAGATCAGCGGTGTTTGATGTATCTGCCAATGACTATCTAGAAGCGTATTGGGCGACAGATGACACAGACGTCACACTTGAGTCGATTGCTGCCACAGGCTTTGCGCCTTATTCGCCTTCAGTAACCCTGATGATCACGGAGGTGAATGGTGTCTGACCAAGAAAAACTTATGAGCCTATTAATTTCATGTAGAACCAACATAGAACTTGCGTTACAATATACGCACGGGACGCACTTGTTTGCAGATGTTTGCGAGGGTGTCCTATCAGGAACGATGCAGTTATGGCCCGGTAAGAAAAGCTGTGCGGTCACAGAAATCATCCGGTATCCACGCAAAAAGATTTTACATTGCTTCCTCGCAGCAGGTGACATGGATGAAATCTTGCTCATGCAGAAAGATGCAAAAGAATGGGGGCAAGCGCAAGGATGTGAGGAAATGACAATCGCAGGGCGCGAAGGATGGAAGCGCGTTCTCAGTAAATACGGGTGGAAACACGGCATGACGACGATGAGCATAGAATTATGAGTGGCGGCGGAAAAGGAGGCTCTCAAACCTCACAAACAGAAATCCCCAAGTGGCTTGAAGAACCTGCAATCAGGAATCTCGCAAGGGCTGAAGATGTCGCCAGGCTAGGCTATCAGCCTTATTACGGCATCGACGTGGCTGGATTCAATCCCACACAACGGACAGCCATGCAGTCAGGTTATGACGCAGCAGCGGCTTTTGGGTTAGCGCCTGCGGGTGGCGATGCAATGGCAGGAATGCCACAGACAGAGACTATCGGCGGATTCACGGGCTATTCTTCTGCCCCTCTCTATGAGCAAGCACTCGCAGAATGGCAGTCACGCAATCCAGAACAGGCAGCGCAATATGCAGGACTGTTTGGCACAGAACCACAAGCCCCAACTAGAAACACGTCAAGTGATGGCGAGGAGAGCGCTTACAGACACAGAACGTGGGATGAGAGAAACCCATCATGAGGGCTAAAATATGATCAATCCACAACAGTTCGGCGGACTTCCAATGCAAGCACAAGGTATGGGCATGGGTGGCAATATCTTCCAGCAAGCTGCAGGTGGCGTACAAGCCGCAGGGCAGACCACTGCAGGTGAGCTTGGGTTTCAGCCGGGACAGATTGCAAGCACGAACTTGCAGCCGTACATGAATCCATACAATCAGAACGTAGTTGACCTAACCACACAGGATTTGGAGCGTCAACGACAGATGATGCAGAGCCAAATCGGCGCACAGGCTGGTGCTGCGGGTGCTTTTGGTGGTTCAAGGCATGGTGTCGAGTCAGCATTGACCAATGAAAACTTTATGCGGAACCTCGCACAAACCTCAGCAGGGTTACGCCAGCAGGGTTTTGGCAACGCACAACAGATGGCACAGCAGGACATACAGAATCGCCTTGCAGGGTCACAGCAACGCCTTGGCGCAGCAGGACAGCTAGGTAACGTGGCGAATCTTGGTTTTGGCATGGGTCAACAGGTCCAACAGGGTCTTGCACAACAGGGCGCACAACAGCAAGCGCTCCAACAGTCGTTGATTGATGCTGTCAGACAGCAGTATGGTGGCTTTGCCAACGCTCCAGGCTCCTCGTTGAGCTACATGGCGCAAGCACTTGGCGCAACCCCTGTCCCACAGACACAGACAACCTCAAGCGATCCGGGTTTATTCGGTCTATTGTCGGCAGGCGCGTCTATCGCTCCACTCTTTTTCCCGTCAGATATTCGCCTAAAGGATAACATTGAGAAGATTGGTGAGATTGGAGGCATTAACCTCTACCAATGGGAATGGAACGAGAAAGGCAAGGAGATTGCCGGTAATCAGGTTTCTATTGGTGTGATTGCACAAGAGATACTGAAAACGCACCCTGAGCACGTTGCTATGGGCGATGACGGTTACTACAGGGTCAACTATGAGGGACTCTACTAATGTTACTCGGTGGACTGAATACACTTGATCTGGTGATGAAAGACCCTGCCAAGTTCGGTTTTGTCTCCCCTTCTCAAGCAATGGATATGGGTTCAGCCACTCCGATTGCACAGGCTGGGCTTCCAAGTGTGAACGCACAACCTTCTATCGCACGACCACAGCAGATGGTTGACAATCAACAGATGATGGTTCCACAGGGCGGCGTAGGCACTCCCTCGATTGCGAATCCTATCCACCAACAGAACGCAATGCAGTCAGGCACACCGATTGCAGGGATTCTTTCTGCACTAGGCGGAATGGGTGCAAGTCAGCCCATGGATGTGCCTAATTTACAGGTTCAACGACCTGTTGCACAACCGATTCAAACGCCAACAGTCAGTTATACACCTCCACAGGGCAATCAAAGGATTCTCTCTGTATTACAGAGGTTGATCGGGGGATGACCTATCAGGAGATGCTTCTTGATGAACTAAGGAAGCGCGACTATGAGTGGCTTCCTGCATCAACAGCACTGAAGTGGGGTCAGCAGGAGAGTGGGTTTAATCCTGTTGCTGTATCGGCAAAGGGCGCAGAAGGAATACTGCAAGTCATGCCAGAAACGGGGCGCGATCCTGGTTATGGGGTCAAACCGTTGCAAGACGCAACCCCCAAAGAGAATATTCGTTTTGGACTTGATTACCTTGAGGCAATGCACAAGAAAACAGGGAATTTACCTGATGCGTTGCGAGCTTATAACGCAGGCTTGAAGGGTAATTGGGACAACAAAGAAACACGGAATTATGTGAGCACTATTATGCAAGATTCATATCAAGAGATGCCAGAGCCAGTACAGAAACTCGGTCCCATTGCGCATGAGATGACACAACAGGCGATTGAAAACCCTGCAATCCGCCAAGAGCCTACATTCACGCAGAAAGTGAAATCGTTCTTTGGGGATGAGGAGAAGATGGCGCGTCTCGCTATCGCTTTTAATAGCCTGAGAATGAAGCCTGATCC